AGGAGTACCCAATCTATAAGATGTACCTGAAGATGATTTATTAATATAAATCATATGACCTTTTGAACGTAGTTTGTCAACCATCGCTCTTGGTGATATAAGGTCGTATCTGTTTCTTAAAACTTTCCAAGAAACTGGTTCACCTTTCTCAAATAAGTTTATTACTTTTTGAGTTTTAGACAGTCTTTTTCTGCCTTTAGTTGCTGTTGCAACTTTACTTTTTGAAAAAAACATAATGTTTCTTCCTCCTTTATTTTTGCTTTTTAAAGTCTGCATAGGACTATTCCTCCACGGAATTCTTCAATTTCTCACACTTACTACTATCCCCTAAACAATCAAAAAATTTCTCCATTGAATTGAGTGTAGGTTTTTCTTTTGCACAACCTACAAAAGTAAGCATTACTAATATCATTAAACTATTTTTTATCATCATCTCCATTTAAATCCATATCAGATTCAAACATATCTGATCCATCTTGTAAATCGTTTAACTCTTCTTTAAATTCTTTATTAAAAACATTTGGTCTTTTTGGTTTCTTCATAAAATCATTATAGTCTATTCTAGCGGCACTTGCCTTACCACCTCTATTAAATTTGATTGATACCATTTTATTTGCCATTAATTGAGCTGCGTGTGCCATATTAAAATCTCTATAGATTAAACCTCTTATACAATCAATAACTAACGCAAGGTCTTTTGTAAATGTTTCTTTATTAGTTCTTAATCCCATATCACTAAATTTTCTTAATAATTCAAATCCAATTTCATCTACACTACCTTCAACAAATTCTCTAGTTTGTTGTTCTTTTAATCGTTTTGTAAATGGAGATTCCTGTGGATGAGTTATCTTCTTTTTAATTCTGTTTTCAGGAAATATAATTATCTTTCCTTTTTTATCTTTATCATTAGTCACGTGTAATCTCACCTTTAAAATTTACTAAACCTTTATTGTTAAAATATTCTATTAGTTGATTATATCCGCCGACTAGTTCACCTTCTATTTTAATTTGAGGCATTGCTCTTACTTTTTTACCAATGTCTTCAATTAACTTTGTAGGATCATTATTAAAATCTGTTTCTAAACTTTTTTCCGTATAAGTTAGACCAAGGCCTTTTAGCAAGGCCTTTGCCTTTACACAGTATACACAATTTTGTTTCGTATATACTGTGATATCTTTAATTACTAACTTGTCCATCTGAAACCTCTTCTTTTTTCATAAGTTTCTCAAATGACTTATTAGCGTGATACTTTAAGTTATAAGCGTCTGTAGCTTCAGCAATTGTATAGTTGAACATTTTATTATATTCACCTAATGGCAATCTTAAGCCTATCCAAGCTCTATAATAACCATTTTTTGTAAGGGTTACATCTTGCTCAAATATTTCATATCCTCTAACTGGTGTATCTTTAATAATATTGACCAATACAGATTCTACTTCACTAACAACGTTCTTACTGTTATGTTTACCAATTTCAGTAATAAATTGTTTCGACTCTTTATTCATCTCCCCTTTGATAATGTCTGCTAATTCAGCTTTCGCTATCATTTTAGCTTTCTCAATTGCGAGATTCAAGTCTGGTGAAACGCTAGTACCAACTCCAAATATACATTGCTTTTCTTTACCTTTACCAAATCTTGCTATATCACAAGCTTTAGTTTCAGAAAAATCAGCCATATACCATTTTGGAACAGTATTAACTACTTTACCTTTTTCACTTTTGATTTTATAATTTCCTGCACAATTAGTCAATAACAGACCAAAGACAGCAACTGATAAAATCTTAATGTATTTGTTCATTAGTTTTTCACACTCCTTTGTACATTATATAACAGTTCTTGTAATAAGTCAACGCTGGATTGAGCATAGCCCAAAAACTGTTCAGCAGTAACTCCATATACAATAACCAATAGGAGAGTAAGTATGATTATATTTTTAATCATTATTTTACCTTCCATTCTCCGTACTCATTTAAACACACTTTTCCGTACGATTTAAAAGCGTGACTTTTACGACTATAATATCTGCAATACTCTGGAGTATAGACATCACGGTAGTAAAACTGGGCAAAAAGTTCCCAATAAGAAGGTGTATCTACACCACTTCTTCCATCGGAACAATATAATTTCTCTTCTTTAGAAATGTTTCCATTTGCTTCTTGTTTAATAATAACTTTAACATAACAAAATTGTTCAGTATCATTTTTAGTTACTGGTTTTACATTATCATATAATATTTTTTCAGAACCATCTACAACTTTAGTACTACGTTGAATAGTTCCATCTGGATTATGCCACTCTATCTCCATTACTTCAGCCTTTTTATCAAAAGCTTTCTTATTTAAATCACAATCTACACAACCCCAAGCCATTTCCATACATAACAATACTGTTATCATAATTAACGTTGCATACATATAAATTTTATAATTTTTGGGATCCATATTAATTCACTCCTTCAGGTTTTTCAATCCATCTTCCGTCTGGCAACTGACAAGCAGTTCCAAATACAACTTTTCTATTAACATTACCAACACCAATTAAAGGCCATTGACTTGTTATATCTACTGTATGGTCATAATCTTTACATTTAAGAGGTCCAACCATATAAGACCTTGTTATGTGTATAATTCCATTATTACCTGTTTGTTTATTATACCAATTAGTATAACTTGAACCGTATCCACTTGTATTTAAATGGTCTACGAATACAGCGTTATGTACATCTTTATCACTATTGTATAAAATTTCTGCACCTGCAAAAGCAGCCCCTACAGCACACGTAGCAATTAAGTAAGGATTATCTGATATGTATTCTAAACATACAGTTGTTCCTGTACCTGCACCTAACACGGCACCTGTATGAGACCTGTTAGCACAATTAGTTAGTGTTAAACTAACTAGTAAAATCCATATTATTCTTGCGTATTTCATCACATATTTTCTGACTATTAACACTCTTTACAATGTAATAATCTTCATTATTATCAATTACATAATTATTAAAACCTTTTTCCTGCCAAAGTGTTTGTGCTCTAGCAGAAACAGGTCTGAATAAATGTGTGCCATCATTAGCACTAGTACAAACAAAATCACCAATCATTATTCACTATCCGTTTTAAATAAATGTTTCCAAGGCCACTTTGTTTTTGCTTCTGACCAAGTTTTCTTTTGATACTCTTTTGTTTTATCAACTTCACCACTAATAAAATTAACAAGTTTAGCTGGCGTTTCAGCAAGTGCTGTACCAAACTCTTGTGGTGTTATCTTCTTATCTTCTGCTATAGCATTTGTAGTAAATAATACTGTAGCAATCATTAATAGTTTTTTCATAATTAAATCACTCCTCTCATATTAATGTGTAGTTACTTTCTTAAACGGTTCAATTCTATCTTTTGATTGATAAACCGTTTCCATTATTCCATCATAATCTGCACTAGGCATTACTGACTTCATAATTTTTAATGTTTGACCCAATATTGTCATATGTACCATAATGGGATCAGAAACTTTTTCAGTTTCTAATCTCACCCATTCGTGAAAGTCATCACAAACGGTTTGTTGTGGGTCAAAAATTTCTTTAAATTTAGGTTTTGACATATTATCTTTTGTAGTTTCTGTTCTTTCTTCTACTTCTATAATACGAATCTTCTCCTCCGTCATCTGATTCTGATTCAGAAGTTTCAAAGGCCATTTGTTCTGCATAAGTTCTACCGAACACACTTTTATAGAAATGGTCTCTAGGATTTGGTGAAGAATAAGCAGTTATTAAACTGTCCCACTTAATATCACAATCGTATAAACCTGGGTCTTTCTCATTTAGTTCTTTATGGTCTTTACAAAACTGTAACCTGTTTGTATGGATATCGTTCTCTTTTTCTTCTGGTGTTTTTTTATCTGATAGTTCAATGTCTTTTTGTTTTGCTACATCAAACTCTTTATAGATGTTCTCTTTATTGTATATTACACTACTCATAATGTATGTTCCTTTCTCAATTGTATTAATACTAACATAAAACTCTGGAAATGTCAATCCTTAAAATAACCCCTATTTTACTCACTTTTTTGCATTTCCAAGCCCCTAGCAGGGTCGCTGGCGAGCTTTTCCAACTGCTTTGATAGTCTGCTATAGCGGGATTATTCATCATTTTGTAGATTTAATGCAACATCAATATCTGATTCTGTCTTCTCATTATCAATTAATTGATTTAGCATATCAATCGCTGTTTCTTTATTATTATTCTCAACGTTCTCTTTAATAGAGATTAATACATCTGCTGTATTATCAAATCCGTTGATTGTTTGATTTTCTGTTAATAATGCCATATACTTTTTTCCTCCTATTCTTTGTGTTAAGTCTTTTTTTAATATATGTTGTTTTACTTTCTCTCTTCTTTCTGAATCACTTAAATACTCAACTGGTTTCCACTCTTTACCGTAAATAGATACATCTAAATTATATACGTCATAATAGAAATTCATATTGTTGTATATTATTTTATTACTTACCATTGAAATACATTTGCCATTAATATTAATATTAACATACCTGGAATAACTATACTCAAAGGCCAGAATTCTAAAAATTCTCTCCAAGCAGGTGGTTGTTTCATTTGTTTTTTTATATCTCTTTTAATTTCCATAACTAAATTGTGTAAAGGTTCTCCTTTTTGAAAATTAGGAAAATCTAAATCACTCAACATTTTTACTTGATTATATGCTGATTGTACAGTTTTCTTTTTTAGTTCTACGTATATTGTTTTATTTGCCATTGTTTTCTTCACTATTAATTAACAATACAATATAGTGTATTGCTTTATATAAATCTAATTTATTTTTACCTTCTTTTTTACCGTATCTACAAAGGTATTTAATTGCATTTGATAAACTGAAATCTTTATCTATCTTTAAATGTCTTAATAAATCTTGTACTTGGAATCCTTCTTTAGTAGTAGAATAGTGTTTTGAATATGTACCTTTTACATAGTCTAAAACTTCTTTTAATATTTTATCTTCGTTGTATTTCATTATTCAGTATCATCCCTTCCATTTATTCTATTTAAATCTCTTAATGATTTTTGTACTTCTGTTAATTTTACTTCTACTTTATTTGATTTACTTCCAATATAGAAAGCAATACCAAATCCAATTACAGTTAAAAGCATTCCGATAATTCCTAAAAATATTAAATGTGTACTATCCATTATTGATTCTCTTTCACGATTTTTACTTCACCGTCTTTTAAAACATATTTGTTATTTGGATTTAATGCTTCGTGTAAATCATCAAGTGGTTTACTCATACACTCTCCTGTTTCTGGATCAATTGTATCATCTTCTAAAGCATATGTGTCTAACTCAACATCACCGTTTTCTTTGGCGTTTTCTAAACCGTCATAGTCATCATAAACAACTTTTGCAATATACTTGGTTGTATCTGAATCTGTATAATTGGCGTCTGTCATATAAGTTTCAACACCGTTTTTTTCTTCTGTTAATTCTCTATTGATTTTTGAGTGGTCTATTCCGCAATCTGAAAGCAATTTATCTGCTTCATCTTTATCTTTTGCTAATACATCTTGCTCAATGCATAATGTATAGTATGTTTTTTTTCTATATAGGTTTTTACCGATATCGTCTTTATTTACATATACGTCTGTTAAATCACTCATTATATATTCTCCGCTATTACTTCGTCAACATTAAACTCATCAATTCCTGTTAAGTTAACATTATTAACTTGCATTATTTTATTTCTAGCAATATCAATACTCATTATATTACTTTTAACATCTGACAATATTTTGTCAACTGCTTTTTCGGCTTCGTCTGTAGCCCATTGTTTTACTTTACTCATTAGTGTAGTCCTTTCGCTTTTTCTATTTTTGCTTTTATTGGGTTTAATTTATATGTTAATTTAGGATTAAAATCTTTTCTGAAAGATTGTCTTGTATCGTAAGATTGTCCGTAATCATTAAACATATGTTTATCGTTATCTGCAACATCACCAAATACTTGTTCATATGTTTGATAGTATTGGTCTTGGTCAATTAGTTCAATTCTAGTTGAATTTGCAAAGTTCTTAGCATTTTCTTTATAATTCCAATCACAATGTTTAAGAATTTTAAACTTCATTTTTGTTGTATTGAATTTATCTTTATATTTGTATGGAACGTTTCTGTAGATTGTTTCGTATGCGTAGAAAAAATCACCTTCGTGTTCGGGATCCATATACTCTCTTAAATAACATACGTTGAAAGTATAGTCTACTTTATTTAATTTAACTTTTTTTGATTTGTTCATAGTGTTTTTTTTCATAGTATACGTATACTATACAGGTTTTTTACTCAAAAGTCAAGTAAATAAAACACTATTTTATGCGGTTTTTAGAGATATTTGTTCTAGTTTTGTTCTAATTCCACTCTTTTTTAACCCATTCCTGTGTAGATTCGTGAGGAAAAGGTCTACCGTGAAATACTGCAACCTTAGCTTTATCTTTCTTTTCAAACGTCCATTTACTCTTATCAAATCTAGGGTCTTGTCTGCTGAACCATTTGTAGGAATATGACCATTCGTCTGGCATAACTTTTAGGTATTGACTACCTTTTACTAATTTTGACATTGCGTTTTGGTCACCTTGCAATTTCATCAATTCTGTCTTTTGTTGTAGAAATGGTTTCCATACTAAATCTGTTGCAACTTCATTATTGAATTTCATTATACTTGAATTATACTCTTTTGTCAATATGTTAAAATCGTTTATTACACCAAATGTCATATCATCACCAAATGTCGCTAAATCATTAATGTTATCTAAAAGCACTACATCTAAATCCATATATAAACAAGGACCTTTTAAGTCTGACTCTTCTCTAAACAGTTGCATTTTATTCCACCAACCTTCATAATGTGAATCTTTAAACTTTCTAAACTCTATATCTCCTGTTAATATCTTTTGAGGTTTTACGTGGTCTGAAAAACATATAAACTTATGTGGTATAGTTAAATGTCGTTGTACCATATTGTATAGCACTTGTACATAATCTAGTGAATACTTTGTTCCATAATATACACATACAAAATTTATCATACACTATTCCAAGAAATCATTATCCTATTTCCTGACCCTTTAAAAGGATAAACTCCGTGTATTAAATGTGAAGGCCAAACAAAATAATCTCCATCTTTTGGACTCCAACTAAACACTTTATTATCTGATACCCAATTTATATTACCTTGTGGTTGTTTCACTTCAGGTATTTTTAGATAAAGACCACCAGATACACCACCAACTTCCTGATGATTATGTAGCATATGGAAATCTCCTTCTCTCATTAAAACTGCCCATACTTCTTTTATACTTCTATTTTTTGATTCATATTCATATGTTATATCATTAATTAAATCAACTACTTTTGCATTATAAGGAACCCTTTTCATTTTTCCATTTTGAATAGTTGCTTTTTGTACCTCTTCTATAAAATCTCCTGGTGTAACACCACCTTCTTCTTCTAACAATGCACAAATATAATCTGTTATAGGAACGTCTTTTCTATTACCTTGCAACATAGAAATGCCTTCTTCTCCAAATGGTTTAATTATCATACGTTTTGTTCCTGTAATATTCTATAAGCAGTTCCATCTTCAATTTCAGGTATTGTAAATTGATTTTCTGCAATCATTTTTAACCACTCATTTACAGTCTTTCTTCCTGCTCTCATAGGTTTCTTTATATACTTTATATCCTTTGATGATATAAATGAGCATACATTTCTTTGATGGCATATAACAGGTACTTGATTTAATATTGCGTCAACACCAGCTAAACTCATATTGGTTACCAAACAATGAGCATTTTTTAAATCATCTTTTATATCAGTATCCCACCACTCATTACCAGGTCTAGGTTTGTTTCTAAACTTAATAGGTAAATCTGTATGTTTCTTAATCTCTTCTGTAACTTGTTTAATCCAATCGTCTTGACTTATTCCATTAATATGGTAAGTTACTGTTTGAGAAGAAGGTGCTACTAGTATATGAGTTGTTTCTCCAGTATTCCACCCTTTAAAATCTACATCTATCCCAAGATGCTCTAGTTTCTGTAATCGTGTTCCAGGCCCTACTTTACCTCTTATCGTATGTAAATTACCTTTACATATTCTAAAATATGTCTTATCGTAATCGTGTATAATTGGTTCTGGATATCTTGTAATTGGTTGTGTTAAATAACCAACATCTACATACCACCACTCTTCATTTTTCTCTATGCACTCTCTTATACCTTTTATATTTTTACCTGCAAGTCCCCAAAAGAAATGAGTAGGTCTGCCTTCACTTGACCATCCTTTTTCTATAGCAGGAAACAATTGTTTACTTAAACATTTATCCCAAGGTATATTATGAGTTACTATCATATGCTTCAAATACTGTATTCAATGGTTGTACACATCTAACAAAACTTGCACATTTAGGAATATCTTTTAATCGTCTTGCACCAATATATGTACAACTTGAACGAACACCTCCTAATAAATCTTCTATCGTTTCTTTAACAGGTCCTCTATCTGGTAATATAACTGCTCGTCCTTCATTACCTCTATAACCGTCTTTTCTTTTTCCGTGTACTTCTCTTGCTCTATCAGAAGACATACCATAAAATTCTCTTCTACCATTTTTACTTTCTACTTCACTTTCATTGTGTCCTGCTAACATACCACCTAACATAACAAAGTGAGCACCACCACCAAATGCTTTCGCAATATCTCCTGGCATATTACAACCACCATCTGCAATAATATGACCACCAACACCATTAGCGGCGTCAGCACATTCTACTACTGCACTAAATTGAGGTACACCTACACCTGCCATAGTTCTTGTCGTACATACACTACCTGGTCCAATACCTACTTTAACTACGTCTGCACCTTGTATAATTAGTTCTTCTGTCATTTCAGCAGTTACTACATTACCTGCAATAATAGTTTTATCTGGATACTCTTCTCTAACTGCACCAACAAAATCTGAAAAATTTGTATGATATCCATTTGCAACATCTATCGTAATAAATTTAACATCTGGATAACTCTTCAATACTTTTTGCATTGTAGAATAATCTTCAGCGTCATCATCCCATAACTTACCTGTGCCTGTACATACTGATAGATATTTTAATTTAATACCTTCCCCAACTGCTTTTTTCCATTGTTCTAGTGTTGTTGTCTTCGTAATCGTGGTCATCATCTTATACTCTTGTATAACTTTTGCCATACTAAATGTTCCAACACCATCCATATTAGACGCTATTATTGGACAACACTCATATGTTTCACCAGAATTTCTAAATGTAAATGACCTAGTCATTTCTACATCACGTCTTGATGATAATGTTGACCTTTTAGGTTTTAATAATACGTCTTTGTAATCTAATTTTATTTCGTTATCTAATCTCATACTCAAAATTTTGGGTTACCTCGTTTATATTAATTTGTTTTGCACCATTTCTAATATGAAAGTGTGTCGCCATAGGTGTTAATGGGGACAACGTTATTACTCTTTCAATTTTATTCTTTTTAGCATATTCTAATACTTTATTTACTATCTCTTTACCTGCACCTCTTTTTCTTGACCATACTGTATATGCAATAGCAATTTTCTTTTCATTTTTTAAATGTGCTAACTCACTCATAATATCTAGTTCTTTTATACTTGAAGGAACATCATTAGTAAATGCTATACACATAATACCTTCAATTTCATCATCATATTTTAAACCAAATATCTTACGACCATTTGTTATTCGCCAACCTAAAGTTAATTCAGGTCTAACTGGATCTTCCGATACGTCTATATTATCTAACTCAACAAGTTCAGTACCCTTTACCCATTTAAAAAAATCTGATAATTTACTTTTTAATACTTTCATCTTTTCTTCCTCTTCATTATCCAAGCAAATATACTTGACAAGAAAACAAATAAAGCGCCAATACCTAATCTCATTGTATATTTCTCCACGCTGTTCCATTCTTTATTTCTGTCATAGTAAATTGATTTGCTAATAAACTTTCTATCCACGCTTGTCTATTACTTGGATATAATGGGTCTTCAATTAAACTTAAATCATCTAGTGATACTGGTAGCCCCATTGATAATTTATCACAAAAACTTGGTATTCCATTTATCATTGCGTCAATACATACAGTTGATTGAAATGATACAACTGCATATGCATTTTTTAAATCATTTTTAAAAGATGTTTTAGCGCCTTTACTTCTAACTCTAATCTCTCTTTTTGTATGTTTCTTTAATTCTTTTACAGTTTCATTTAACCAATTAGTTCTATCATAAAATTTTTTTGCGTGTTCAGATATATCACACACTAATACATAATCTCCACTATACTTCCAATCTTTTAATTTAATATACGGTTGATACTTTTGTATTCTTTGTCTATCTGTTGCTTTCAACTTTTTTATTTCTCTTATATGTTGAAAGTTCTTTGTTAATCTGTATATTCTTTCACCAAATATTTTTGACTTATTATGTCTATTACCAAACATATAAGCGTGGTCAAAGTAATAAAAATTATTCGCCTGTGCCATAACTTCACTTGTACCTCTTAATACACCAAAACAAGCAATATCTCCACTAAAGTTTACTGTATCAAAATTAGGTCCATCACTATGTAATGTTCCTTTTGCACTTTCAACAAAATTTTGTACAATATCATCTGTCGCTGGTCTTGTCAATAGTCCCTGGATCATTTAACCATATTCGTTTCAGTTGTTTCTCTTTTAAGAGTGTGCCACTCATCTGAATAATCACATTGTAGATAATCTACAAACCAAGGTCCACCTTCTGTAAAATGAACATTCTTAACATCATCTTTACGAGGATATTCCCCAACTAACCAATTCCACTCTAATGGTAGTTCTCCAATTAAACTATCGTTCTCTAACCATTTAAATTGATGTAATTGTAATCCTGTAGCAGTATTAACGTAATCTGGTGTTAATGCTGTACACTTATCACAATTCATTAACATAAAACTTGACCAATTTTTCTTTTCATATTTTGTTTGTGTTTGACCTAAAAACTTCTTTGAGTTTCTTGGTATATAATCGTGTTTACATACTTGGACAGCATATTTCTCATCACGTAATCTCCATAATTCAGCAACATCTGTCATCATTAACTGGTCACAATCCATAAACAATGCCCAACCCTTATAATTCATAAGGTGTGGTACTATAAATCTACTAAAACTAAATTCAGTTGATTCTATATTACTTCTTTCTCTAATAAA